GAAATTTATAACACCTTTTCCTTTGTTCATATCAGAGTGTAGATTTTTTATATCTACTCTCATTTCATCTATAGCTTTAAATAAAGTTTTCATACGTTCCGCACACACCTTCTCGTGATAGGAGATACGAATACTATTGTTTTTCTCTGCGTATTCTTTAATTTTTTTTACACTTGCAGATGATTTTTTTAATTTTGTTTTTGACATAGTTTTTTACTCTTTCCCAAAATTTTGTTATTTCTTCTAAAAATATTCCTATCATTTTATCCATATATACTCCTATGATTCCTCTGTTTGTACGCATTGAAAATTAACAACCATTTTATTTTCATTAACTATACTACTATCTATACTATTTATTATTTTAATAGAACGTAGATAACCTGCACTAGCACATTCTGACCAAGAATTAAATACAAAACTATCGTTCATTGAGGGTAAACAATCCATGTGTACAGCAGAACATATCTTTAAAATCAACATAAATTTCATTCATGTTAATTATCAAAAATATTAATTAATTTATATGTTTTTTTTAAAGGGATAGACAAGGTGGATTGTCTACCCCAATTTATATTTTATCATCTTTTAAACCAAGCTGGTAGTCCTAAATGCTTTCTTCTATCATGTATATTTTGATTAGCATCTTTAGAGTTTTGATCGTTATAATGTAAAAAAACTTGACAACAATCATCACCTTGAAACTCTTTTCTCCAATGTTCTAATTCCATACCTTTATAAACAAGCATATCACCTGGTTTTAAAATAATTTTTATTCCTTTATTATTACTTGATGATGTTATTTTTTTTCCGTTAGGTATACCTACATTTTTTTTAGGTTCTAAATATATACCCCATGAATCACCACCAAGATTTAAAGTTGTAGATATTTCACAACTAAATCTATCTTTATGTCTTTTTAAAACGTCACCTGTTTTATATATTCTAGCGTATGAATAAGTAGGATTTAATTTAAGTCCTGTTTTCTTTTCCATAATAGGCAAAGTTCTCATCAACAAAGTTTCCATAGCTATATCTGCGTAGTGAGAATATGTATTAGGAACTTGTTGGTCTGACCATGTACCCCATTCTTTTGTAAAATTAGATATATATTTTTCATCAAGCAAAGTTCTAGTTACCTGTCTTTTGAGTAAAAAATAATTGTAAACAAATGTGGCTATATCTTTTGGTACAGCTTCTTTAATAACTATATATTTATTTTTTTTGAAGTTCATTATTACTTCTTTCTTTTGATATTGCTGTTTCAACAACTTTAATATTCCAATGTATAAATCTAAATGGATCTAGTCCTGCATCAACTGCAAACTCGTGTGGAACATAACCTGGAAATATAATCATTGTTCCTGGATTAGGTTTGTAATGAACTTGATTAGTTCCCATTGTAATTTTTGATTGATCTTTTAAAGGTAACTTTGTCATCTCTGCACCAGGTCTAGGTTCGTGAAAGATAGGGTAAGATGTTTTTTCACTACATTTTAAGAAATAAAATCCTGATACGTGTTGATTCCAATGTTGATGTGTAGAATGATGACCACCACCTTTTTCACTAAATTCTTGCACCCAAAATTCTGTAAAGTGTAAGCTGTGATTTTTTAAATCAAAACCTTGCCAATCTAAAAAATCATAAGATCGTTGACCTATAAATTGTACTAGGTCTTTTACTTTAGGATCGTTAGAAAAACTTGTGCTGTGTTTAGATGAACCAAATGTACCTATATCTTTTTTCCATTGTGCTTCATTTTTTAATTTATCTTTTAAAAGTTTATCAGCTTTCTTAATATATTTATCTGTTACTTTAGTTGCGTTTTTCAAAAACATTGGAGCTTCTGCGATCCATACTGGTGTTTGAAAATAAAATGCAGATTGAAAATCTACATGGTTTTTGTTTTGTTTATTGCTTCCACCTTGTATCATATTATTTAAAAGGATAACCAAGATTCCATACTACTAAGCTATGCCTTACTCCTTTTGTTACTGGTTTAACTCTATGCCATACGAAACTAGGAAATATAACTAAAGAACCTTTAGGTAATATTTCAGAACAAGTTTTAATATTTGGTTTTTTATCAGGATCTAAATTTCTAAAATCAAATTCTAGTTCTCCACCTTTATATTTTTTAGGGTCTGTTAAGCTAACAGTAACTGATAATTTTCTTATCTTACCTTTTGTTGGACCATCTTCCATATATGGTTTATCCCAACTATCACAATGCCAATCATAATATTGACCTTTTTTATAAATTGTAAATTGACAAGACTCAGAATGATCCCATTCAAAGTTCCAGCCAGCATTTTCATTTGCCATTCTAACATAAGGTTGAACTTCTTTGTATATCCATTGATCATTCATCCAAACAATATTTGAATCTCTTTTTTTTTGTAAATCTTTTATTTCATTTTTAGTTAAAGGTTGTTTATTCAAGTTTCTATCTCTACCATATCCACCAGTAATAGCCATAATTTCCCTTTGTTTTTCTGACTTACCATATTGAACAATCATATCACATATTCGTGGTGGAATAACAGATTGAAAATACCAATAATAATTAGATATATTCATAATTAATAGTTAATATAACATTTAGTTGTTTAGAATTATTTTCAGTTATAAAGTATTTTTGTGTGGCAGGAAACATATAGAAATGATTGTTATGCACAGGTAAATTCCAAGTTCTATTTTTTCTTCTATTATCATCATATTCAATCACAAGCTCACAAGAATCTTGTTTACAATCTACAACATAGATTAACGTGTAATCAGGTGAATTTATTAAATTTACAGGTTCTATTTGATTTCTTAAAACTAATTGTTCTTTAGGATTTAAAACATTTCCATGTTCTGATTTTAAAACTAAATTCAAATTATGTTCTACTCTAATATTATCTCTTAGATAATCTTTTAACCATTGTAAAGGTTGTGAAAAAGGAACTATATAATCTTTATATGAATATGCTTTTGGATTTGTATTGATTCGTTTTTGATCTATAAAAGATTTTATAATATCGTTTTTAATTTTTTCTCTATTGATTTCAAAACCTTTAGGAAGATCAACAGAACCATGAATTAAATTTATTTCAGACAATACCACCTTCTGCATAAATTATTTTTCTACTTTATTCCAACTCCCATTATCCTCATCCCATTCATAGACATGAGTTGCTTGTTCTGCTTCTGATAATTCAGGTGCATCACCTATTGGTGATTGCCATCTTGCTTCTGATACATTTAGAATCCAACTAGCATAAGGTTTACTAGTAATAAAAATATCGTTATCTTCATTATAAGTCATACCTATACCTGCGTAGTTACCTCGTAAAGGTGTTCCGCCATCATTGTGTTGTCCTCCATATGTATTGTAAGATGTTTTTTTCCAAAGAGGATAATTGTGTATTCTTTCTAAAAACTGTCTACCCACTTCTTCATCTTCAACACCATCAGCATTTTGACAATCAGAATTAGCTACAACATGAACTGCTATAACTTTACTGTTGATTCCTAATTTTGCATAATGTGCCATGATTTTTTCCTTATATATTATTTATTAACTTCTTTCAATTATTGAAATTTATATCTTATAATAACCACACCTGATCCGCCAGCTCCAGCAGTAGTTACTGGATTTCCCCGACTACCACCGCCGCCACCTAAATTAGTACCACCTGCGCCAGCTGGAGATACACCACCACCACCTGGTGAGGGTGAGGGAGCATATACCGAACAAATTCCACTAGCTTGTCCATGTCCATTTCCTCCACCTCCTCTTGTAACTGATGACCCTGTAATTGAATTTGCTACACCACATCCACCTGTTCCTGCTCTACTACTTACTCCTGATGGTCCTGGAACTCCTACAGCTCCTGCTCCACCACCACCTCCACCAGAATTATTAAATGAAGCTATATTTTGACCAGTTCCACCATCATTTCCTTGAGGTGGACTAACTGGGGGTGTATTTCCTGAACCTGCAGCAGGTGTATTGTAAGCACCACCACCACCTGAACCTCCAGCAGCTCCTGGAACTGGACCACACGCTGTAAGACCGCCACCTCCACCTGCTGATGTTATACTTGAAAAAACTGAATTTGCACCCGATCCTCCGTTACATGGACCTCCTGGGTTTCCTGCTGCACCACCTGCTCCAACTGTTACTGGATAACTTTGTACTGAAACTGATAATCCTCCTGTTGCAGGTGAAGGATTATTAAATCTATGTCCTCCTGCTCCACCACCTCCTGAACCTTGACCATGCCTACCTCCACCGCCTCCACCAGCTAATACTAAATACTCTACAGTTGTTGAACCTGCTGGTTGTCCTACATTTGTAACAGCAAAAGTACCATCTGATGTGAATGTATGAACTTTAAAATCGCCTGATTCTGTTATTGTTCCACCAGTTGCTTCAATAAATAAGTTAGTTGCAACAGTATCGTCTGTTTGAACATTTAACCAACCTTGTGTTCCATCTACATAAACTAATGTTATTGAATCTCCTTCAGTATCTAAAGTTACATCTGCACATACACCACCAATTTTTGAACCACCTCTACCTAATGTAACATTATTAGTATCAAAAGTATTTGCATAATCTTTAATAGAAACTATATCGCCTGCACTAGGACTTGAAGGTAATGTAACTGTAACAGCTCCTCCCGATGTATTAACAAAAAATCCATCACCACTTGCTGCTGTAAAAGGAGAAGTCTTTGCTGTTGTACACCAATCAACTGTACCAGTTCTACCAGTAGAAGCAGCTTGCCAACTTAAATCTGTTCCGTCTGATGTTAATACTGTGTTAGCACCACCTTTTGTTAAAATAGCTGTAGCTGCACTAGAGTTACCATAAATAATACTTCCTCTACTTAGTGCATCTAGTTTATTTAATTCTGTTGCAGTAGATGACATAACTACATCTTCATTTATTTTTGGTGAAGTTAAAGTTTTGTTTGTTAAAGTCTGTACTCCATCAGTTGAAACATCGCCACTTCCATCAGCACCAGAATAACTAAAATGTACTCCAACACCATCTGTATTAGAAAATGATCCTGCACTTACTACATGAGTTACTGGAACTTTAGTATATCCACTTGCATCAGTAACAGCACCAGATACTTTAAATGTTGCATAAGTAGATGGTGTGCCTTCTTTAGTTACAGTTACAATTCCTCTTGCTGCTGCGTTAGATACATCATCCCAAGATTGTACAAATGAAGATATATCTGCACTAGCATCGTCTGCATCATCTACATATAAAATTGAAACACTTGATAGTGTACCATTGTTAAAAGCTATTTTACCTGCACCTGGATCAGCGTCAGAAGTTGAGCTTGACCAAGTCATTGATAATTGTGAGTTTGTACCTGAAGCTCCAGTTGAACCTGTTGATCCTGTGTTTCCAGTTGAACCTGTAGAACCTGTGTCTCCTTTATTACCAGACCTTGAAAAATGTACTGATAGTTCGTCAGCAGCTGAAAAAGTATTATTACTTGCTACATGAGTAACTGCTAGTTTGACATAACCTGAAGCATCTGTAGAAGCACCTGTAATATTAAACCTAGCATAAGTTGATCTATCGTTAATGTCATAGATCATTAAGTTACCTCTAATCGTAGAGGTACTATCATCCCACGTTAAAATATCTGTTGAAACTGTAACACCATTAGAATCAGCATCATCTATAAATATAACAGTAGCCGATGCGTATGTACCATTATTAAATGCGATCTCTCCAGCACCAGGGTCTGCATCAGATGT